GAAGAAGGAAAGGAACTATCGGAATGGATAAAGAAGAACATAAAGTAGACTGGAACCCTTCAAGGTTTGTTTGCGTGGAGGACTATACAGTGAAGACAACCTATTCCGTGCCTGATACAGCCACTTGCCCTGGCTGCGACAAAGCTTTGCCGAGCGACGTTGCAGTTGAGGAGGGATGGTGGCGAGTGAAGGGAGAGTGGGAGGAGTGTCCTGAATGCAGGTCACTCAGAGAAATGTATATACGATGAAAACAACTGATACATGTTTTGAGTGCGGGAAGCCAGCAAGCCACCAGCACCACGTAGTGCCTAAGTCGCGGAGCGGAGAAAACACCGTGTGGTTATGCGTAAGCTGTCACGGTAAGGCCCATGAAAGATCTATGAGTGGGCCGGACTTAACACGGCTTGGGATCATGAAGAAAGACTCAGCAGAGTTGTGCATGATATTTCATCACCTGTGTGATGGATATACCATGGACGACATTGCTGGCATATACGTAGAGCTGGACATGCCGACCGTGAAGGATCGGGCTGCTTACATTAAAAGAAAGATCAAGCGCATGAAGGCCGTAGCCGTAGCTGATCTTCTGGACCTGTTTGAGCCAGTTCTTAGATACGACAGTCCGCACTATGACCGGGAGTTCTACCAGGGAGCCTGGGCTGGAGTATGATCCCCAAGGTCCCTGAACACATCTATGAGGTGGGCTTTTCTCTTATCGAGAGGGAGGCCTACCTCTACGTGTGCATGAGGGGCTGTTGCTTCGACGATAAGAGGACCATGGCCAAGAGGATCGGAGTGTGTAAGACCCGACTCTGGAAAGCTCTGAAGACCTTGGTTGAACACGGATGGCTGATCCAGAAAAAGGCAGGTAGGTCCACTTGCTACCTAGCCAGGGGCAAGGGAAGGCCGATACAGTCGGTCTCTATGACTAACACCAAGTCCCAACGACGTGTCCGCGAGGACGGACACGTTAACGATATAACATGTCCGCCATCACGGACACTAACTAATAGAGATAATATATATAATAATACTAATAAGGAGGAGAGGGATGAGATCATGACTGAGATCATCCTTGCTGGAAGATCCAAGAGGAACTCTGTCTCTCTCTCCGTCCCTGCTGACATCAAGGCGGGGAAACCGTTCTACAGAGTATGATTTCCGCTAAGAAAAACACCATTACTATTGATTACGATGTTCCCGAGGACATCCTTGCTGAGAAGGGCCTTCTAGGCTGTGTCCTTCTTGGTGCATTTTCGGAATCCAAGGAACTTGGCATTTCTGAGGATTGGTTTGCTGATCCTAGGAACCGTTCCGTGTGGATTGCTTGTGAGTCTGTTTGCAAAGCTGGAGGGACCGTTGACCAGTTTACAGTGAGTCGCCAACTCATGTCTGAGGCTCTTTACATTGACGACCTGATACGTGAGTCCTCAACCGCTTCAAACCTGTCCTACTACGCTGAACAAGCTTATGCCGTATACGTGAGGCGTCAGGTCTTCCTGAAACACTACAATGCACTGACAGCAGCACAGGAAGAGGAAGATCCCGAAAAGCTTCTTCAGGGCCTTCAGGACGCTCTTTGGGAAACCACCAAGGGTATGACAACGGAGAAAGACCAGAAAGAGGCTCAGAGGGGCTTTATGGACGTTCTAGAGAGTGCTAAGGATGGCGGTGTCCCAGACCTATCCATCAAGAGTGGGATCTATGGTTTGGATGATAAGCTTGGAGGGTTTCTCCCTGGGGCTGTTTACATCATCTCTGGACGTCCAGGTGGTGGTAAATCTGCCTTCTCGATGTTCCTTGCTATCCAAGCAGCCAAGCAGGGTAAAAGGGTGGCTATCTGGAGCCTTGAGATGCTTTACAACAGCATTGCTGAGAGAGCTGTTGCCATCATGTCTGGAGAGGATGTCAGGCACTATCTGAAGACTGGCATGGGTGACAAAAACAAGCTTGCCAAGGCGACCAAAGATTTTTTCGAGCTACCGATCCATATTGAGGATACTCCAGCCATCACCGTGGATCAGCTTAGGTCCCAGGCTAGAAGGTTTGTCCAAGACAAGGGAGTGGACATGTTGGTCATCGATTACCTGACTCTCATAAGGAGCGGTGGACGATATGAGAACCGGGTTAATGAGATCGGAGCAATCACTAGGACCATCAAGGTCATGGCACTTGAGTGTGGTGTCCCGGTGATCTTGTTGGCTCAGATGAACAGGGAGATTGAGAAGCGTGAGAAGCAGGTCCCCAGGATGTCAGATCTGAGAGACTCTGGGACAGCAGAACAGGATGCTGACAGTGTAGCATTCCTCATGAAGAACACCTCTGATGAGGAGCCGGATGACGGGATCGTGAACTTCTGGATCCGAAAGAACAGAAATGGGGTTCAAGAGGCGAAGGTGTCCTTGGAATACACGCGGTGGAATAGTAGATTCAAGGGAGTCGAGGAAGGCCCCATACTAGTTAATTCCATCAAATGATTATCACCATCTCTCTCGAAGACCATGAAGGGAATATCGTCGAATGTCTCAATGAAGTGAACACCCCCCAGCAACTAGGCAACCTGATGTATGGGTTGTCTATTCTGAGTCAGGCAGATTCAGACTTTGATGTGGAAGAATATTCAGAGATTGAGGACGACGAGGAAGAGGAAGAAGAGGAGCAGGTAAACAACAGGTGGAATTGATGACGGGGAAGAAGAGTGAATTCATCATAGGTTTGGCAGGGACCAAACGTAGTGGGAAGACAACAGCAGCAAGGCATCTCATTGCTTTAGCTGAGCAGCAGGGCCTAGTGCCTATCAGGTTGGGTTTTGCAGATCCAATCAAAGCAGAGGTGGCAAAGATCTTTGGGACCTATAAAGAAGAGGATAAGGCAATCCTGAGGCCCGTATACCAAGCAGTGGGTCAGTCCATGAAAGAGCTGCATGGAAAGGACATCTGGATCAAGCGATTACTGGAGGCATGGAACCACTACAGGAACCATGGATACAACATGCTAATCATCGATGACGTCAGGTTCCCGTTTGAGGGTGAGTGGGTCAGGAACCTGGGTGGTCAGGTTTGGAAGATTATCAGAGATACAGGGCTGAAAGATGACCATGTATCAGAGACCAGTGTGAAGTCTGTGAAGGCTGATCACTCCATACTTAACTCAATGTCTGAGCAGGATTTTTTGGTCAAGGTGACAAACACCTGGATCCAAATGTAACTACATGGAAGTCACCCTATCACCTGAAGAGCAGAAATACGCGAAATTCCTCGCTAAGAGGCGTTTTGAACACGCCAGGCAGCAAGGGAAGGTGAACGTGCGGAAAGGCCCTCAGAGTGACGAGGAGACCGATCTGGAGGGTATTGCGGGTGAGATGGCTTACTGCAAGATATTCAACGTCTACCCTGACTTTCAGATAGAGGTGATACCAGAGGCTGACTGCATCCTTCACAATGGCCTCACCGTGGATATCAAGACCACCAAATATGCTAAGGGACACTTGATAGCCGCCAAGTGGAAGGGTGAAGGAGTGGATCTCTACGCACTGATGGTAGGCACATTCCCCACCTACAAGTTCGTAGGCCTAGCCACAAAGCAAGAGCTACTGGCTAAGGAGAATATCACCAACTTTGGAAGAGGAGATCTCTACGCTCTTCCCCAGGAGAAACTGACATACCCATTCTAATGGAAGACATACCGCAACAGAACGACGATGAAGGGCTGGATTACTACGGCCTGGCTACAGACATTGACAATGGATGCGAACATTTCTGGTCTACCAGAGGTGGTGACCCAGCTCAATTTAATGGAAGGCCTGTAAGAAAGAAAAAGCCGCGTGATATGCCAGACATGCAGAGGAACCGGGTGGATCGTGACACCTAGGACCCAGGATTTGTGTCCAGATTGTGAGGGTTGGGGTTACAAAGAGAAGAATAATGATGAACCTAAAACCAACAGTGTGCCTAAAGCACGAACACGGAGTCACCGCTCAGTGGTGGAACCCAGAGACAAATTACATGATCCTCGCCATATTCGTCCCTCTGGCAGGAGGCAAATACGCCCTTGCCCAAGTCGCAGGGCCATGGTCAGGCGTAAAACAACCCTCTGATGACCCAAACACCTGGGAGCCATACATCATTGACGGATATGACACAGAACGCATCTATTGCCTCACCATAGCAGACATAATCCTGACATGCCTGAACGGCACTGTAGGAGGCATCAAGGCCCTCAAGAGCTTCTTCCAGGGTCCAGTCATAGGATTTGATTGATGGTGACTAACATAGGTATTGCAGAATGCCTCTAAAATAATTAAACTTGGATGGGAGGTTGGAAGAATACAGTCAAGTATTCTCCACCTCCCATTAATTTATGCCTAAAGGCAGTCTCACTAAGTGGGGTGAAAGGAAAGCCACTGACACCCAATATACAGGCCAGGAACTCAAGCGGAAGGACCCTGAGAGATACGCAGCGTTGGTCAGAGGGATCAAGGAGGGTGTCTCACAGAAAGTCCTCTCAGCAATCTTCAGCACTAACCAGCAAACCATAGCAGCCATAGCCAAGAGGGAGGATATAGAGGCTAATGGTAAAGCTGCTCTGCTCAACAGACTTAAAGCAACAAGGGACGCACTGTTGGGGAAGATGCATGAAGCAGTGGAGAACGGGGAAATGAAGGGGAAGGATTGTTCCGTCCCATTCGGCATCGTAACTGACAAAATCCTCCAGATAGAGGGCCAACCTTCGACAATTGTTGAACACAGGTCGGTCCAGATTACCTCAGATAGTCTAAAAGAGCTACTTGAGGCCACTAAAAGGGAGAAAGAAGTTATAGATGCAGAGGTCGTTGAGCCTAAGTCGTTGCCAGAGAACAATCATGGGTAAACCACTTAATTATACATAAGACATATTGTGCGAAAGATGACTAACACCGCATAGACAAAGGGGGTAGGGGGGGTCACTCATTGTCTAGGAATGAAGAAATCGTTGCGGATCTCCACTTACACCCCAAATGACAAAGGCCCCTCCTCTTTGACATTTAAGAGGTGTCGCTAAATGTCAAACGCACTTCTCCCACCGGGTTGGTAAATGACTTTTGGGAGGAGTCATGGAAAAACAATGTGTGGTCTGTGGGGCCACTTATGAATCGAAGATGCCCTGGGCAAAGTATTGCTCCAATAGGTGTTCTTGTGCGGCTAAGAAGTCCCGTAACCCTGAGAGGTATCGGTCCTATGGTAATGCCTATTACAAGGCTAACAAGGCCTCTGTGAGGGCCTGTAGCCGCAAGTGGAAAAAGGCCAACCTAGATAAACACAATCTTCATTGCCACAAATATAGGGCCAGGAAGAGGCAAGGCGATGCCCAGGGGTGTTCTGATTGGGCTGATTTGATGGTGAATCCATTAGTAGGCAAACCGTGTTTTTATTGTGGTGACTTTGAGTCTGGTTATCACATTGATCATCACATCCCTATTTCTAAGGGAGGCCCACATGAGCCTTGGAATTTGAGGGTGGCGTGTCCTAGGTGCAACATGAGCAAGAGTCAGAAGCTGCCCAGGACCACCTTTTGCGAAGAGTTATTTTATGTCTGAAACAAAGAAGCGAACGAGGGGAAGACCTGCCAAGCGCAGGTCCATGCTGGAAACACCTGACCTCAGGTGGAGAGCTGGCAAAGAGCCAAAGATGACTAAGGTAGTAGACAGGCCGTTTAACAGGAGCCTGATTAAGACCGAGATAGGGTTGGTGAGGGTGAAAGACAATGAGTTGTTCCAAAAGGGCCTGGAGATCCCTGTATGGGTTGAGAAAGGGACTGATAAGCTGATCTGCAAGGGTGTTCCAAAGCAGCTTGATCGTTGGGCATGAAGTGGACTCCGCATCCCATCATCAAGATCCCTTCTAGGGAAGAGGCCGAAGCTCTGAACGATCAGGGGAAGCTTCTTGAGTATTACCAAAAGAGGGAAGAACTGATTGAGCTGGAGGCTGCTGATCCATACACCTATGGAACGGATCATCATAATACCTCTGGAGTCTTTGATCATTGGAAAGATGTTGATGATGCGATCGACAATCCTGACATCGATGTGATTTACATCTTTGGTGGCAATCGTGGCGGCAAAAGTCGTTACCTAGCTTCGAGGATGGTTAGGGCCATGGTGAACAGGCCCAACATGAAGATCTGGTGCTGTCACAGCTCCAATGACTCTAGCATACAGGTTCAGCAGCCCTACATTCACACGTATCTTCCGTTGCAATGGAAGGAACAGAAGAAGGCTGTTCGATCTGTAGCCAATATCTCTTTCACCCAAAAGAATGGCTTCTCAGGCAGGACTATTGTAGGCCCTAACCACTCTCAGATGTGGTTCAAAAATTACACTCAGGATCTATCCACCCTGGAGGGAACTGAGTTGGACTTGATCTGGTTTGATGAGTTGGTGCCACAGGCCTGGGTAGAAACGCTTAAATACCGCCTTGTCTCTCGCAAGGGGAAGATGTTGATCACGTTTACACCAATCGAGGGGTATTCTACGGCTGTTAAATCGGCCATGGACGGTGCCATGATCGAGGAGACTAGAGAAGCCAAGCTGATTGATCCTAAAAGCCCTGGCACAATCCCTGGAGTCCCTCCTGGTCACATGCCGTATAAGGGGAGGACCAAGAATGGTAGCGGCAAGCTGTTTTGGTTTTTCTCGGAGTGGAACCCGTATACGCCTTTTGACAGGTTACAGAAGACACTGAAAGGAAGGACTAGGGAAGAGCTAGAGATTAGGGCCTACGGCTACGTCTCCAA